TTTTTAGAGACATGGCACCGAGAGCGTCGTCGTTGTCCCTTGATCCCGAACGAAGGTACGCGGTGACAATCATTCTCAAAGTAAGGGCGTCATCCCACAGTTTGTGCTTTGGGTCTCCAAGTATCTTTGCGGTAACACTCTTGATTTTGGAAAAGTCAATTTGTGTGGCTCGCCCCTTTCTCAACTTTCTCTGTTTTTCCAAGAACTTTTCACTGTAATAGTAGTGCTTCTTTCCAGTGGCATCCACGGCAGTTGCCAAAAGCTTTGGGTCACTGGGATACACCTCAACATTCGTGTATGCTGGTGGAATACCAATTTTGCGATACCTTTGCTGCTCAGCTTCGGGCACTGGACGACCCGCTCTGTAAAACACGCCACGCTTTCGGGTTATCATCTATTATAGTGTAGGATTATCTTTTACATGTGGGACAACACATCTAAAAGGTAAAATTGCTCCCAATGGGTCTCGAACCCATGACCTCGGCGTGCCTTTGCGGGTAGAAACCCCGCCTAAATATACTCTCGTATAAGCACCGCGCTCTAACCAACTGAGCTATAGGAGCTCTCACAGTTCATATTGAGTAACTGTGAATCTCCCCTTCTGTCGCGTTGTCGGCTCGACAAACAATTGGGTTATCTTTTCTTTACCACGCACAGTACCTTTAACCTCTTTTGACTGTTTATCTATTGTGGCTTCTGAACGGAAGACGATATTAGACTCATAATATTCTATACCATCTTCCATTATAACCGTCACCGTATTAGGTGGTGAGGTTGTGGCACCCACAAACCTTGGGTCTCTATACAAATGTGAAAACATTTGTACCTTACACTAAGCGAAGATAATCCTTGAAGGGTACAATATTTGTCGCACCCTTGATGAAGTCTCTGTTTTCTTGTGCATGTTCAAACGCTTCCCTGGCCATTCGCTCGGCAAGGATTGAATCGTACACACATGGTTCAACATCACGAATGAGGTATCCAGGTGTAATTACTTTAGGTTTTACCGACATGCTTGTGAGTAGATGTTCATAGTCGCACACTTCAGAAATGACAACAACCGCGTATCCCCTATTTGCGTAACTGTACTCAATGGCTGATCTATAGTCACCATTTGTTTCCGGAGTAATGACATTAGTGATTCTGGAGTTCCTCGCGAGTCCTGCGTGTACAGCCAATTCGGAATTTCCTCTACCTGGCACTTCCAAAAATACAATTGAATTAGTTGAAATAGCCTCGATGTACGCACAGTCAATATAATGGGCAAGTTCTTGAACTGCTGTTTGAAACCCAAGGGATTCGAGACCTGGCATATCATTGAAGACAGTCTTGGCGATGCCAATGATATTTGTATCTACGCGATCATCAAGGGCTAAGTCTCTCGCAGACTTCATAGACTCATTTCCACAGATACAATAGAGGCGATCAAGACAGTCAATATTCTTGAGAGCTCTATCAATGTCAACAAAGTCGTAGGATGTTTTCAAGATGGATCCGGGTCCTTCGTCAATGTGTTCCTGATCAAAGTATGTCTTCACATTTTGGTTGATACCACGAAAGCCATCAGCGAAGCCATGGACACGGTTTCCTTGACTCTTTTCATAAAGAGTGATTGACCGAATGAGAGTATTCACACCCGGGCATACACCACCAGCGGTGAGGATACCGATGTTCATCTTTGTGTTACACTCGCGTCAAGTTTTTATGTATGTATAATGTATAGGAATGTCTCTGGAAATTGTGACATACGCGAACAAGTCTCAGGGTATGTTTGAAGAGCTTGTCAATAATGAGTTTGGTGTTCCAGTCAGGGTTTTGGGTTGGGGCAAGAAATGGAATGGGTTTAGTGATAAGTACAAAGCGATGACACAACACCTTGAAACCAAGGGTGAGGATGAAATTGTTATTTTCCTTGATGGATTTGACACAAAGATCAATAAAAATCCACATGAAGTTGTTGAACTTTTCAAGGAATGTAATTGTAAGGTTCTCGTGTCAAAGGATCCAGAAGTCCCCGGTAAACCTCTTACACACCTGATTTTTGGAAAGTGTGGTGAAAAATCTACCGCCAACTCGGGTCTTTACATGGGTTACGCTAAAGAACTCAAGAGTGTCATAGATGAAGCATTAGCTGAAAAATGTGAAGATGATCAAACAAATATAAACACAGTTTGTCAAAAATCTGAATTTGTAAAGGTTGATGAAGAAGAGAAAATATTCAAAAACTTTGGACCTTTGGATAAGAAACATGATACGGATGCCATCTTTGTGTCGTACCCAGGTTCTCCGGGGTTTGATCGTTACACAAGAGCTATAGTTGAATACACACAATTTTTGTACATGTATATATTGTGTCTACTCATTTTGGGTCTAGCCCTGTTCCCACAAAGGCAAAAAGTTTTGTTACCTACATTGATTCTATTTACAACTTTCTATGTATTTGTCGCCGATAAATCATGCACTTTCCATTCTAGCTAAATCATCCATATCCCTACTTCTACGAGACACCGCCTTAAAGGCGCCCAACCACCTCGTCACAGCCCTAGTTCTCGCAAGCTCTGACGCGGTCTCGTCACTCACTATAATACTAAGACCGTTACACACATCAGGTTTGTTATCTCTGTCTGGGAACTCCAAATTAAAAGCCTGTATGGATATAGCTGGGATGTCGGGGGCTTCGTCAAGGAGACGGTCATATTCTTCCCGACACTTTTTGACAAACTCAATCACACATGTACGATCACCTTCATCCAATGACAACTCCATATCTATGTTTCTATAGAACTTTGAGTACTGTACACACATAACCGAGTGCGCCTCGGATAGCGAGAGACTCTGACTAAACTTTGAGATACTTGTAAGAATACCACCAATCACATTAAGGAATGCAAAAAAGTACTGTACAATCATAATTTTAGCCCTCGTTGAAGGCTCCAGGTCTTCATTTCCACTTGGATTAAGAACTGCAAAACCACCCACACCTGTGATACTCGCTATAACTATACTCGGATATGACAGGTAGTCATTTTGCTTTTTGTAGTGAAGACGGGCGTGGTTGTGAAGCCAGCGGTAACCCGCAGCTCTCTCCGCCCATGATCTAAGAAGCTTCTCCTGCTTTTCACACCATGGATGGTGTGAGTGTTCCTCTTCACTCATTATTTTACGCGGGGATTTTATTTATCATCTTCATAAGAATAAAGAGTTTCTTTATATTTATCATAAATAAGGCTGTATACATCTGATGGTGGTGAATCTACATGGACTGACACAGTTGTTCTAGCAAGTACAACTTGCATATCCTTTCTCTTGTAAGAGTCCTCATCATCCCAAACAAGGAGGGTTCCTCTGACACAATATTTCATTGTGGCACCTTCCCGAGTATGAATATACTCTTTATTGACGAGGATAGTCTCGTGACTTATTGTGGCATAGTTTTTTCTTTCATCTGGTAAATTCACAATTACTCCCATTATACAATGGTGTCACATTTTTTTTTCGCTTCTTCACGCGCAAGTGAATCTACCAGTTCATTCTGTGGATGTCCGTTATGTGCTTTGACCCAATGCCATTCAACGCGTTTCATTCTTTGTGCAAGAGTGTCAATTTGAATCCACAAGTCTTTGTTCTTGACGGGTGCACCTGTGGCTGTGCGCCAACCATTTCTCTTCCAATTTTTAATCCATAAAGTTATTCCATTCTTGACATAGTTACTGTCGGTAAATAGCCTTATCTCGAGAATGTCACGTGCGAGGCACTGTTCGAGTGCGTGAACGACTGCAGTCATTTCCATAATATTGTTGGTCGTTCCAGCTTGTCCACCTGACAGTTTGATACCTGCACCCACAACAGCCCATCCTCCTCTACCAGGGTTACCAAGACAACTTCCATCTGTGTAAATGTCTTCCATTCTTAATTTGGGACTTTCTTGTTTAATTTGTTTCTAGTTTGAGAATGCAAAACAAAACTTAACATATTTGAATTATGTTAATTTTTGTGTTTTAAAATACGCGAGACGAATACATACTTAAGCTTTAATTAGCTTAGTTGGAGAACGCAAGGCCACCCATACCGCTTTGGATGCGGAGAACGTTGTAGTTGACCGCGAACATGTGCATGGTGGTGGAGGCCGCCGCCGCTGGGAGGGTGACCGCGACTTGGGCGTTGTCTATTCTTGAAAAGTTGCAAGTACCAGTTGGTTGGTGCTCCTCGGGCTTGAGGGCGAAAGAGTACGAGTACACACCTGGGTATGGGCAGCCAGAGTGGTGGTTGTACGCTTGGACTTGGTTGAAGTACTTACCCTTTTGGGCCTTAAAGCGGTCTTGACCGTTGAGGACCAACTTGAAATCAGTCAATGGACCAACATCTTCTTCAGTGAACTTAACAAGGGAGCCAGCTTCACCAACCTTGACAAGTGGGACACCGGACACCGCGGTGGTTGGCACAAAGCAGTTACCGGAAGCTTCGGAGGTCGCGTCAGAGTCAATGACAATGTCGGAGGCACCTGGCGCGGAGGTGAAGTTCCACAAGGAAGTCGCAGTGTTCGCGGACGCTGGGTCGTTGAAGCACCACACCAATTCCTTAACTGGGTGGTTGTAGCTGAGACGCTTGTTGGAAGTAGAGCCCGCAGTGACGGTATCGGAGCCAGTGTGTTGGACTTGCTCGATGAGGTACTCGTGACCCTTTTGCGCGAATCGGCGGCGTTCCTCGGTGTCGAGGTACACATAGTTCGCCCAGACCTTGAACACAGAGGTGCTCAAGTAGGTGGAGAAAGTGCTCGCCAAATCGAAATCGATGCGCACTTCGTGGTATTGAAGGGCAATAAGTGGCAAGTACAAACCTGGGTTGCGGTTGAAGAAGAAGATCAATGGCAAGTACACGGTGTTACCATCGACCGCGGTAGTCATCTTACCCCAGTTAGCCTTCTTGGACTCATCCAAGTAAAGCTCGGAGTACAAACGCCACCAGCGCTGGTAGTGCTTGTCGATGCGTTGACCACCAATGGACAATTCGGCGGACGCGATCGCACGCTCAGCGACCCAGTTGCAATCATCACCGTCGGAGGTACGGGTGTTCGCCGCCGCGGATTGAAGTTCGACGTACATGTCGCCGACCAAATCACCGTTGCGAGCAATGGTCACGGAGACGCGGCCTGAGTCGGCGGCGGTACCGTTAACAGTTTGTTCGATGTTTTCCATCGCGAAGTTAGTGTGACGCTTGTAGACGGCTTGGAAGAAGGTAACCTTTGGGTTACCAGTCAAGTAGACGTCTTGAGCGCCATAAGCTACGAGTTGCATGAGGCCACCAGCCATTGTGAGAGTTTTTGTACTATATACTGAGAAAAAAATTCTGACCGAAATCGCAGATGTGCGAAATTTTCGATTTCAATTTTTCTCAGTCTAGGTTAAAATGTCGTCTCGCCCTGAGGATGAAGAACCAGTTGATGAAGTTGAGGAAGGAGAGATCATCTCCGAGGAAGAGGATGAAGATATTGAATTTAGTGAGGGTGAAGATGAAGAATTTTTCCAAGAAGATGAGGATGAGGGTATGGATCTTGCGGGTCTTATGAGCTCCCTCTTGGCCACTCCAGACGGCGACACTGTGTGCTCTGCCCTGGTAAACCTCTGTTACCAATTGGAAACTCAAAACAAGATACTCATAAAGATGCTTGCCAAAATGCAACCCCCAAAATCAGCTTAGAAACAAAAATCGTTATTCAGTAAATACATAGAAATGGAACACACCCATTTCATTGATAAGGAACCTAATAAGTATGAGGCTCTGACGG